TATAATCTGGAGTAGTTACGATGTAAACCGCATCAGCTCTCTCGTTTTCCACCATTCCTATTGCCAACTCACAAAGATTTGAGTTATTTACATAATCAATACCTGGAGTAGCAAAAACATTGATGTTAGTGGATTCAGGATTATTGAATGTCAATTGACCTAACAAATATGCGTAGTAGTCAGTGTTAGCAAAGTCTTGAGTGTTGTTTTCAACAACAATTCTTTTGAAAGTTCCATCTCCAGAAGCTGTTGGGTAACGTTGTGTTTGGGTTGAACCCTGTAAGTATCCTGAAGCTCCAAGAGCAAATCTGTCTTGGTTTGTTCTGAATTCTCTGTAGATATCCCATCCATCAAAACCTCCTTGGAATACACAAGTGAATTTTCTTGAGTAAATGAAGTAATATGGACTATCCTGTGAAGTAGGTTCGGAGTCGAAACTTGCAACACCACAATCAAATGCCGGAGTTCCACTAGTTACTTGGGAATTAGAAATTGTTACAACTGTTGCACCAGAATCCATGTGGAAACCTTTTGTTTGGTAGTTCCAAGGTTCTGAAGTTGTTGCAATATCCCAGTTAGCTACGGGGTTCTTCTTTCCTTTGTATTGAAGCAAATCTGTGTCGATACCAAATTGTGACGAAATACCCAAATATGTTCTTCTTACAATATCACCAGATGATGTTACAATATTTGCACCACCAGCACTTGTTCCGAATGGTGGGTCATAAATTGTTTCACCAGGGAAGTAGTATTGTGTTTTGATAATAGGGAACGGAGAAGGATTAGTTGCGCTTTCGTATACTCTTTCCTCTAAACCGTAGAAACCACAAGGAAGTGCATCAACAGGATATTCATCAGAAAGCTCAACCATAAGATATGCTGAGTTAAGAGGGTACTCACCGTCTGATGAACCAATCTTTTTAGCAACAAAACTATTTTGTGATGGGTCCATAGTACAGTTTGTGTATTTTTCATATACAACTGGATTCGCATCAGTATCGAAGAAGTTTCTTACTAACACATCAAATGTGCCGTTATTGAATGAAATGTTTGCAATTGAAACCTTAACTTCGGTATTTGCTGTGTTACCATCACTAATTGCAACAAATCTAAACAAGTTATAAACTTTATTACCACGCAATTCTGATACAAAGAAAGGGGTTTTTGGAGTTTGATATTGGTCAAGGAACCAAGCAATAGAAGTTGTAGAAGCCTTATCACGAGCTTCTGGAAGTGCAATCATATCACATTTAATACCACGAACATATCCTTTGTTGTATCCGTAGTTCAACATGCCAAGGTAAGATTCCTCAACATAAATTGGAACTTCTTGTCTTGGTTTAGAGAAGTTAGTAATACCTAATACTTTAGTGATGTAGTTTGCATTAGTCGAGTCAAACGATGTATCAAAAGTGAATGTATCTCCTTCGTATGTCACACCACTTAATTGGAATGTAGCAAAAGGACTTTGTGAAATACCTGAGTAAGCTCCGGTACAAATTAAGTTCAAATCTGTAAGACCAGTCACTTGGTATTGAGGTCCATGCTCACTTGCTGTGTAAACAGAAATACCGCGAGAACGTACAGTTGCAAGAATCAAGTTGTTCCACTCAGTGTATGCAGTACCTGAGTAAGTGTAAGATTCACCAGTAATAGTTCCGGTAAAGAACCCAGATGCTCCTGTAACAAAGTTTGTTACATCATAATACCAAGAGTTACCTGAGTAACTGTTATTTGTTGTTACATCAAATGTTGCATAGTACCAAGGGTCGTTTGTACCAGCAGTTAAGTCTGCATTATCCAAACTCAAATTATCACAACCAAAAACGTTTTCAAGGTTTGTGTAAATCCCATCAAGTACATCATAATCTGCTGTTGGAATAGAACCATACACATTTACAGTGGTTGCAGAAATTGTTGTATCACCTGAAATGTCAATCATGAATCCGAATAAGTCAGCATTGTAGGTAGATGTTGAACCATCATTCAATGTGTATTGTGTAGAGAGAGAGTTAGAAATTATTGCAGGTAGGCCAGTGCCAAAAGAAAGTGTTGTGCCGGATGTATAACCAGTGAAAGTTACCGAAAAAGGAACTGAAGCGACACCAGTGTTAATACCAACAGTTGTACCGTCAACGTTAGCGATAGCTTGCAAACTCCAAGAAGGTCCAGCATCGTAACCGGAAAGACCTAGAATACGAGTTACAAACAATTGGTTAGATTGTTGCAAATAAGCTTTGGCTATGTAAGCAGCTTCGTACTTTGGAATTTGTGTGTTTATAAATTTGGTTGGTATAGTACCACCAAAAAAAGTTTGGAACTCATCAAAATTGGTGATGAAAATTGGTTCAAAGGCAGGTCCTTTTTGAGTTTCGCCTACTAAACCCAAAGTAGTTACACCAACACTTTGAGCAACAAACGATAAATCAGTTTCTGATGTATAAACCCCTGGGGATACAAAAACTTTTTGGTTTGCTTGAGATGTTACTTGAAAAAACATTTTTTAATTTTTCTTATTCGGTTTTATTTTTATGATAAATATTTGATTTAAACACAAAAAACTTGACTTTTATCTATGTATTAGTAAGCAGTATGTTTTTTTTCTGCTTTTTTTCTGCCTTATGAAAAGTACCCCTAAGAAGATTAAGAACCTCAAAATTTCAGAATCCACCCACCAAGTGCTCAAAGAGTATTGTGATGACCATGGTTTGAAGATTTACAAATTCCTAGAAAAATTGATTCTAGACAATTGTAAAAAGCAAAAAGATATTTACGGAGAGAATTAAACTAGCTTTGCTTGAAACTCTATCGTTGCTTCCTCATTTGGATTTTGTTTTGTAATATCTACTTGTAACAGGTCTCCAGTATTTAGTTGAATAAAATTAACATTACGACCATAAAAATCACCATTGATATAAACCCTATATCCATCATTAATAGAAGTTCCACTTGTAACATTCAATGTCCCAACTAAAGATAAATTAACTCTATAATCATAATAATTGGGACATATTGCCCTTTGATAAAAGTATATGCTTGACGGGAAGAAAAAGTTTGCAAAACGTTCTTATTGAAAGTATTCAACTCCCTCATTCTATTACAAAGAATTTTAACGCTGTAATTAATATCTACAGGAACTGGTTGGGGTATAGTATAGATATCATAACCTTTTTGGTTTCCATTCCATGTAGGAACTTTAGCATAATAAAATTGTTTTCTAACTGGAATTGTATATTGAAGTGATGGATTTGTTCCATACTTCACCTCTGGCTGACGAACAACAGTAATAAATGGTAATTGAACGTTGAAATCTTGGTCAACGAAATTCCAAGTTTCAGTAAACTGAGACCATCTTTGGTTTGTGATAATTTTATCAACAACACTAATGTCTTTTCCGGATACGGTAGTCTTCAAAGAAGTTTGAACAAATTCCAACATCCCCCCATCTAAATCAGCGTGCAAAACACTCTGTGGAAGGTATGTACCATCTTCATTTATAAACTGAAGAAGCTGTTCTCTTCTGGCAGAAAGAATTTTTGGCGGAACCAAATTGATATCAGGTTTCACTTGTTGTTTGAAAATGGGTACTTTAGGTAATGCCATTAGGTTCCAAAGAATTCATTTTGTGATGAAGGTACAGCAATAACAGTTCGGTAGAACGGCTTGTAACCACCATATGTGTGTTTATTGTCAGATACCACACGACCATCATCAGAGACGGTGTAGTAACGAACTTTGCTTTCAGTTTCGTAGTAACCAAGGTAATCACCATAGGCGATATCAACCCCCAATTCATCAAGGTAAGATTGGTAAACAGAAAAACGCATATTACCAGGTTCATTCTGTTCGATTCGTGAAGTGCCAAGCCTTTGACCTGTGGGTGCCAAAATTTGAACAAACCCTTTAATTTCAACGGGAGCCAAAAATTGAATACCTCCTTCAGGTGATTCTCCGTAAACATCATCAATACGAGTTTTGTATCTGTCGATTCTATACAAAATAACTGTGAAGTTCATATCCCCTTCAAGCCACTCTTGACCCATGGATAAATCAAGGGAGTAATCCTCACCCCCAAAAAATTTACCTAATCTGGTAATTGGAACTAATTTCTCTGCCATAACTGATTATTGATAAATACCTGCTGTATTGTATATTTGTGATAAAGTATGTTTGATAACAACCCAAATAAAATTCTGGGCGATTTAGAATAATATGATGAGTCCTGAATTACCAATTGAATCAAAAGCACTTTCGTTATTGGAAAATTACGGGGGAGCTAACAATTATCTATTGGGTTTAAAATTAAAACTTGAGAAAAATTCAAAATTTTATCCCACAAGAAGTCAGGCTGAATATATTTTGTTGAACCACGATAAGGTTCCTATGGTAGCTAAGAAGTGGGTAGTTCTTGACACCTACTTTGCAAACAAAATTGCCGATGAAAGATTTTTGATCCC